ATATGATGAGAAGTATATGCAATATTATACTAAGATGGATGATTCAATGTCCAAACTTAGATATAATATATTGTCAGACCATGTTGGTCCATTTAAATCTGTTTTAGATGTTGGTTACGGTGATGCCAACTTTTTACAGTATTGTTTTAATCGTTTTGTGACCTGTTATGGTAATGATATATCAAATTATCCATTACCAGAAGGAATTAAATTTGTTGAAAGTCCTTCCGATGTTGAAGTTGATGTAATCACATTCTTTGATTCTTTAGAACATAGGCCTGAAGCTGATTTGGTTCCTTTTCTAAAATCCCTAAAAACAAAACATATCGTGGTGTCATTACCTTGGTGTCATGGTGTTATGGGACCAGGTTATTTTGAGACATGGAAACATCGTAAACCAAATGAACACTTCCATCATTTTGATTACATTGGTTTAGTCAATTTATTGGATGATGCTGGTTTCCAAACAATTCATGTAAGTAATGCTGAAGATGCAATTCGTAAACCAGTAAACTACTTACCGAATATTTTAACTGTGGTGGCAAAAAAATATGAGTGATATTACTATTGTAACGGCCTTCTATGATATTGGTCGTGGAGATTGGACACCAGATAAAGGTCTTCCACATTATCTCCAAAGAACTACCGATACATACTTTGAGAGATTTGGTCATATGGCTAAACTTGATAATGATATGGTAGTCTTTACTTCTCCCGATTTAGTTGACCGAGTGAAGTCCCTACGAGGAGATAAACCAACAAAAGTTATAGCAAAAGAATTTTCATCATTGACTCCGAATTTGAGAGAAAAAATTATGGGAGTTCAACTGCTGTCCAAGTATCAACAGATGATTAATCCGTCTCAGGTTAAGAATCCTGAATACTGGAACGCTAATTATGTGATGGTGAATCTATTAAAATCGTCATTCATTACATTGGCAATTGCGGCTGGTGATATCAATACTGATTTGGTTGCCTGGTTAGACTTTGGTTATTGTAGAGATGAATCTACATTGAACGGTGTTACTCATTGGCAATATCCTTTTAGTGAAGATAAGATTCATGTATTCAGTATCAAAGATTTTATCGAAGGTACATATATCAATGATATTATTGCTAATAATGATGTTCATATTACTGGTCCACATATTGTAGCACACAAATCATTATGGCCTAAATTAGAAAAAATGGTTATGGCTCATACTAACCAACTATTGGAAAATGATTTGATTGATGATGACCAAACATTACTATTGATGTCAACATTAAGTAATCCTGAATTGTTTGAAATACACCCAGTATCAAAAGATGACTGGTTTATTATTTTTAAGGAATATAATGAATCTATATCTTAAGTCTACCGCAAATCTTGGTGACTTTTTAAATGCTATGCCTGTATTGGCAGGTCTATCTACAGCTTATGGTGATGTTAGTCTGATTATCAGAAGTGAGATGAGAAAATTTAGAGGTATGAAAGAATTCTTATCATACCAAGGCATATTCAAAGATGTTAATTTTGATGATGAGGTGTTCTTTAGTGGTGTAACCGAGATTAGTTCTTGGACTAGAGAAGACCAAAATGATCCTAATCGTCCAATCGAAACCTGTAGATACGAGAATTGGATGAAAGATAGGGGTTTCAATTTTGAAGTACAAGATGACTTTAAGATTCGTTATCCTGATTTGAATAAAATTGTTGACCAAAACAAATATTATGTTGGCGATAGATGGGATGTTGGTAACATTGACACTAGACGAGCCACTAAAGTATTGTCACATATGAATGACTGTATCTTTATTGACTATAGTAGAGACTTGTTGGAGAATTGTTACTTCATTGCCGAATCACCTAAGCCGTTCATCACCAATTTAACGGGTATATCCGTATTAGGAGACTTGTTGAATAAGGAACAATGGATTGTTTGGAAGTCTGAAGATTGGAATCCAGAATTCAGAAATGGTAAAGATATTAATTGGGATAATGGTAAGAACATAGATTCTGTTTTTAAGAAACACTTCTATGGCAATAGAAAATCAAAACTGGTACATTCTGACGATTTACGACTATGATACTTAATATTGTTAAAGGTTTATTTGGAGACACACTAAGAAATGGTGACTTGGTCGCTGTTGGTAATGTATTGGAATATTTGAGAATCAGAGATAAAAATCCTGAATTAAAATTCTATATGAAGCCAGACACCTTAAGTGAAGCCAGTTATGTTCAACAATTCTTTTCTTGGTTGACAGAGAATACTGATTGGTTCTCACTTACTCCAGGCGATAAGTTTTTAGATTGGAAACATTGTAACGTCTGGGACTTTAGAGATATCTCCGGTGACTTGGTAAAGATAGAGAATTATAAACCAGTAGAAAAGAAAGTTGTTATCTTTCCCGTATTAGATGCTCCATATAATGCTTGGCGTAATTGGCCACAGGAAGCATTTCAACAAATTGTCAATGAATATGGTGGTGAAAAATACAAAGATTACCGTAAAATTATTTGTATAACACCTAATATTAAGATAACTGTTAATGGTTGGGAGATTTCTACCGACTTTATGACAAATATAGACCACATTCTTACTGCTGACACATATGTTGGTGGTGATACTGGTACATCCCATTTTGCATGGGCATTGTATAGGTCTCCACCAAATCTGGTATACTGGTCATCAAGTAGAGGTCTAGTACATACTCTACCATTCTATGCCTTAAGAGGTAAAGGTCAAATAAACAGTTATTGGTTAAATTTTGAAGGTCCTTGGACTAAAATAGACGTATGACCACATTCAAACATCGAGGTAAACTAGGTGATATTATCTGGTCTTTACCATTCATTAAGGATATGGGTGGAGGTAAACTTTACCTACAAATCGGTGAATACCTAGATGAAGAAGGTTTACAGTTTCTTAGACCACTATTAGAATGTCAGCCATATATTACTGAGGTTGTAAAGTATAACGGAGAACCAGTTGATTACGACCTGGATCGTTTCCGTGAGATAATGAATACTTCACACCAAAGATCCTTGGCCGAGAGTTATTTTGTGGTTTTTGGTAGAGAATTGCCTAGGCATTTTCAATATGAACCTTGGTTAACTGTACCAGATTTGCCACAATACAAATCTTCTGTTATAATCAGTAGGGTAGAAAGAGGTTTACATGGTAGTAGACCAATACACAATCCTTTCTATGACGAATTGGTAAAAAGAAATTTACAACGAACTTCTTATTTTGTCGGTTTGGATACTGAGTGGAAAAGATTCATGGAAGAATACCAATGCAATATTGCCTATAAACCAGTAAATAATGCGTTGGAAATGGCAACAATTATTAAACAGGCTGAACTTTGTGTGATGAATCAAAGTATGCCACTTGTAATTGCTGAAGGTCTAAAGAAGACAATACATTTGGAATTGAGGCACGATAATGCCAAACCGGATTGTATGTTTGACCGTCCGAACTTGTTCTATATCTAAAAGTCTCTATATATCTAATACGATAATTTAAAAGTTTGAGCACCAGACGGCAAAAGTTGTATAAATATATCACGGCAACCAAAGTGTGTTGCAATTCTAAGGCTAAAAATCAATGGGTGCATTTTTACAATTTCTTAAAGAAGAAGATGAGGGAGATGGCAAGTTAAAGCACATCACTCATCCTGAAGACCGACCATTAATGTCTGGCACTAAAGGTTTTGACCGTGCCAAAGCCGTACTAAACAAAGCACATAATCATATTAAATCTGGCGGTAACAGTTCAGACCTAACAATGAAGTATGACGGTTCACCATCTTTGGTGTTTGGTCATCATCCAGAAACTGGCAAGTTCTTTGTCGCTTCCAAGTCTGCTTTCAACAAGAATCCAAAGATTAACTATACTTCCGCAGATATTCAAAAGAACCATGGACACGCTCCTGGTCTAGTAGATAAGTTACAATCATCATTAACACACCTTAAGAAAGTTGCACCAAAACATGGTGTATACCAAGGCGATGTAATGTTCTCACATGGTGATGTAAAGAATAAACCGGGTGGTAAGGCTGAGTTTACTCCTAACACAATCTCATATACTGCCAAAGGTGATGAGGCTGAAAAAGTTAAAAAAGCCAAGTTGGGAGTAGTGGTTCACCAACAATATCACGGTGATACATTAAATAATATGAAGGCGGATCCACATCCAGACCATCATAACTTTGGCCATCATCCAGATGTATGGCACA